GCATTGTTAATAAAGGTGATGGGTACAAAGTAGGTGACAAGATTACGATTGCTAGGCCCAGTGGACTGCCTAGTGTTACTAATTCAAGCGGTGCTTATAAAGTTTTTCCCAATGGCGCACCAAATATTAATGTCACAGGTATAAAAGAATCGACAAGTAAAGCCCTTGAAGGCAATTTAAACCAGTTAGATGCGATAGCCGATTACGTTCAAATACCGGGGATGGAACAGAAAAGTCATCAAGACGGCCCCGAGCATGAAATTGCATACGTAAATGAATTGATAAATCCCGGTAGTGGCAAAGCTTCTTACATGGATTTAGCTATAGGTGGAATTAGAATTAATAGTGCAAAAGAGTGGACTAACTTCACTCAGTTATCGGCTTACTTTAAGAAGGGAATTAAAGTTCCTGACTTAATAAATAGCCCTGCCGGTCCACCAAAAGCAAGCAATAACTTTGTTGAGATTGCTTATGCCCTATTAACAGATCCTTATCTAGGTGCGGGAGATTTAGTTGGTGTTAATGCTGTAGGTGATATGACGGAAGCAGCAAAGTTTGTTAGAGCTAATGGCTTTACTTGGGATGGGGTGATCAGTAACAAAATCAATTTAAGAGATTTTTTACATACTCACGGAACTTATAACCTTTTAGATTTCACGGTAATTGGAGGTAAGTTCAGTCTTTTACCTGCTGTTCCTTATGACAGTGAATACAAGATACAACACAACAAAAAGATTGAGGTAAGTGGACTTTTCACAGATGGCAATATCAAAGATCTCAAGTGTAGTTTCCTTAGCCCTGAAGAAAGACAACTCTTTAAGGCCAATGTTCTTTACAGAAAAGAAAGGGCAAATGGCTTTGCTGAAACTAAGTCAGTTATGTACCGTTTAGGTGATTCCTATGGGGGCAAAAACACTGATCCAATCGAAACCTATGACCTCTCTGGATTTGCTACAACGAGAGCACAGGCGGTCAAATACGCTAAGTATGTTTTAAAGTTAAGGAAAGAAGTTGATCATGGGTTAAGTTTCAAAACATCCCCTCAATACTGTATAAATCTGGCCCCCGGTTCATATATACGTCTTGTCTCCGAGGCAACTCATGTCGAAAGATATAGCAATGGTGTTATTACAGATAGCGGTGAAGTTGTAAGTAAGGATGACATAACCGGTGTGAAAGATATTTACTATTGGAAACCCGG